ATTTATTATATCGTATATGATAATTTTTATCCATGAAATAGCACATTGTAGTTTTTAACTGATTGGCCATAACGCAAATTTTGAAATTCATTCCACAAAATTATATAGTTTTGTATGAAATTTTTGCCGTATTTTTGCCGTCAAAATAAAAAAAGAGGGGTACCGCTTATGGTACCCCTTTCTTATTAATCTAATTCAACAAGGCGTTTTAATTCGCCGTTTACAAACCACATTTCACATCGTACGTTGTTATGGTCTGTGAGTGTTGCGGTATATAATCCGTCTTTCTTTGGGTTTACTTCTTCCGCGAACATATGAGTTTTGCCTTCAAATGTAAATGTTTTCATAATATTTCCTTTCCAACTGTCAACTAATAGTTTACTGTTGCAATCCGTGCAACTCGGAGATAATCGGATCACCTACCATTTCGCAAATGTATAAAGCGCGCTGGCCCCTTTGAAATGCTTACCGTCAAAATGCGCTAGGCCTTGAAAGTCGCCAGCTTGATAACCTACCGTTTCATATACCTTACCTGTTTCCAGTACAGTAATGCCGCCCATTACGCGATGCGCTTTGTTAAGATTAATCTTATATACATCAATCTTTTGTTCATCGGTATTTTCAACAACTGCGGTTCTATCGCTTTTTTCTATAGCTTCCTTTGGAATATTCGGTGATTTATCCTTAATCGCATTTTTCGTAACTACTGCCGCATCATGTAACGTTGGCGCTTGCGTGTAATAGGTAACTACTGGTTGTGCCGTTTCCTTGTATGCAATAACTTCCTTCGCTACATTTGGCGATACGTTAAGCGCTTCCCCTAATTTAACAGGGTTCTTCGCCACGGTCTGATTGATAATAACCGGTTCTTGTAGCTTTTTGGTATGCATTACGTTATAGGCGAATAGGCCGGCAACTACCACCAGTAGCATAAGCAATGCTACTGTGATAACTGGTAAATACGCCCTTATGAATTGCTTGATAGTATCCATACAATACCCCCGTTAGATAGGCCAATTCAATACTAAATCCGCATCAAATTCCTTACCTTCAATATTTTCAGTAAATGTATATTGCCACAAATTAGCGCCTTCATAATCGCATTGACTATTTAATTGTGCACACCAAATAGCGCACCCGCCCAACTGGCTAATATCTAATACATTTACCAACCAGTCATAACTAGCATATAGGCCGGTATTTATGTAACCAGCTTGCCATAATTTATTGATGAACACGCTGCATATATTGGTTAGTTGCTGGTCTGTTGGCATGCCACGTTCTGCCTTGTAGTCGTCAGCATCTTCCATGTCAAACCATACGCCCATTGGCAACTTATCCACAGTTAAGCCGGCATCATTAAGTGTATTTAGTACAAATTCGGCTTCATCTGCCGCATGTTCTTCATTCATTGCATAGGAATAATGGTATACGCCAACTGCTAAACCGGCATTAATAGCGCCATTAATATTGTTATAGAATTCACTATCTAAATTACCACGGCCATAACCGATGCGAATGATCGCAAAATCAAACCCATTAGCCTTGACCGCGCCCCAATCAACTACGCCGTTATTTTCGCTTACGTCAATACCTCTCATGGTACCCCCTTATAATTTCACCTTGTTTTCAATTTTTGTTCGGATTAAATCTAGGAATTTACCTAACATAGCATTTCCGCCGTCGCGTAGGTTTTCCATAATAGATAGGAATTCACAGGAACCCAAATATAACCAAACCAACGATACTGCAAATTGCTTTTGACCGCTCATTTCATCGAATAACACGGCCGCCATTGTAGCTGCTACATATGTTAGGATTTTAAACACAAACCCTTTTCGCATGTATCGGCTGGAAATTAGGCCCTTTTCAAACGCCAACGGTATTGCGCGGTACTTTTCCCATACGGCCATTTGGTCTTTATCGTATCCGTATTCATCAATTAACATTTGATAGGCAATAGCCGCCCATTTAGTGAAAAGGTCTATGAATACCAATAAAATAAACACGCCCAAAATCTGGACGTGTTTAATTCCAATCACCCATATAGCAACGGCAGCCGCACCGCTTAATATTGCTTTCAATACAAAACTATCTGTTAAAGAGTTCCAACCTTCAACAATAAACTTCAAAATAAACTCCATTATGCGCCCCTTATTTAACCTTACCCAATCCATAAACGCTACGCGCTATATTGGCTTTTCTCATATTGATTTTGTCTAATTGTTCCCTCTTTTGTTCGCCGCTCATACGTTCATTATTAATGATCGCTTTAGATGCTTTGTTCAAACCTTTTAGGTTATCACTTGCATTTTTGAGTTTTGCGAATTCTTTGGCATCGTATCCGTCTGGCCGTTGCCCTGTTAGTTTGAATTCATTATGTAATTTTTCTTGTTCCTTATAATCATCATATACACGCTGCACGCTATTAGATGATTGATAAGGCGCCGCCGTGAACCCTCTTAACCCCGGCGCTTCGTACCATTTTTTAGATGCATTATTTTCTTTTGCACCAGTAGCCGCATCAATACCGCTTAAACCTAAACCAGCAAGGCCGCCGCCGTACCCTCTTATTGTATTATCTACAACATACGGCGAAACGTTGATTTTATCGCCTACGAATTTTGCAACTTCGCTTGTATTAGCGCCGTACTGTAGGCGTGCCGGTAAATTTTCTTGTGATTGTGGAATAATATTACGTTGTCTGAATAAAGAGTAATTCGTCATAGCTTCAACAACCGGTATCATAGCCGTAGGCATAAAACTAGGTGCAAGGCTATCTATTACCCTATCACCAAACCCTTTAAAACCTACGCTTTTACGGTTGTTTTTATTGTCGTCGAAATACTGTAACATACGTTCAAACGATGTACCAAATAACACGCCAGCTTCAAATGGCTTAGGAATACGATACATATTTTCTTTGCCCGGAATAATCCAGAACGTATCTTTTTCCCATTGTGGCAACTCTTGGTATCGTTCATCATCTTTATTCATGTACCATAATAAAACACTTGGCAACGTAATATATAGCATGGTTTTAACCGTCATACCGCGCGGGTCTTCTTTAAAAGCACGTGCCATTTTGTCGGCGCCTTGAATTGTAGCATTAAAAAAGGCTATTACTTGATTTGCCTTTTTAGTATGCGAACCCCTACGGCTGAAATCTAACGTTATATCACGGCTTTCAAGCGCCGCTTCTCTTGCAGTTAAAGGCTTTCTATCTTTACCAAATAGGCGATTACCAACCCCAGTATAACCCTTTCGTGCATTATCGAATTCCGCCAATCGTGTTGCCATTTCTGTTGCTTCACTCATAGCGCGTAATACTTCAATAGGGTTTTTAATTAACTTAGTAACCTTACTTTCACGGCTCATAATATCGCGTAATTGGCCGCCTAAATAGTCGCGGTCTAGTGAAACCATTGCCGCGTGTGCTGCGCCAGATTTCATATATTCCCAGTATAAATCACCTTTTTTAAGGAATAGCGACAACCCTTTAAAAGTATCAAGAACAGGAATAAAACCGTGTTTTGAATAAATAGATGCACCTATCATATCGCGTACAGGGTTTCTCAAGATAAATTCTGGTGATAATGTAGCACCAGCGCGTAACCAGTTAGCCGGATATGATAAAATTTTGGCAACCATATTGGATTGGTCTTTATCTAACATGCGCATCGTTTGAATAAGTTCCGGCGTTGTTTCATACGTTACTTTTTCGCCGTTTTCCCAAACATTAAATGTATTATCTGTTGCCGCTTTGTTGCCGTTTACACGTTCCACTATTTGCCCTACGCCGTTTTTATCGGCAAGTTTTGCAAATGTACGCCCAACGTGATTACGTTCTACTGCGTTATAGAATTGGAACGTATTCTTTACGATACTTTCCAATGGATCTATAATATCGCGCGTACTGCCTTTAAAACGTTTTACCGGACTAGATACATCAATAAAACCCTTTCCGCCAGATAAGAACGATTGCATGCCAGCATCTGACATGTCGCGGAAAAATGGAATGTAATGCGGGTACATTTTGCGCATTGTATGATATGCCTTAGCCGTCAACATGCCTTCTTTAACTAACATTTGCAACATGTAATCTTGATATTTATATATTGCAACTGCCGCCTTTTGAAAACGTTCATTTCCGGCGTGCTTACCTAAAACGGCAGCATCTTCGGTATAATCAAACGTTGCTTTTTGTTTGTTCTTGTGCAAGTCTAAATCGTGCAAGGCTACAAGATATGCGGAGAATTCCTTATGTTCCTTTTCGCCTATACCTTTCAAAATATCTTTGAGTGATTTTATACCATGTTCCGGTGCGCCGTGTTCAATAAGCGTTTCAGCTTTACCAACCCAGCCACGCGCTAACCACGCTTGCATATATGGATTATCATCAAAGGCAATCTTTTCGCCTGTTTGGCGTTCGACTTCCTCAACTAAATCCTTCAACGGGTTCAATTCATCAACGGCTTTTGTGTATACATCATTTAATGCTTTTTTAATTACGTCTTTTGCTTCGCCACGCTTAACCGCATCAATGGCTTGGCTAACTTTCCCCTTGCTTTCAAAAGAAATGCTACCTTTGATACGTTCCGCCCCGCCTTGACGGTGCCATTCATGAACCAGCTGCGATAATTTATTGGTTATGCCGTTTAATTCTGGTTCATTCTTAATCGCTTCCGTAAAATGATTATAGAATTCCGGAAATTCCCGTTTTGCTTTGGCGCGATCACTTACATAATCTTTGAAAAATTCTGCGTAACCTTCGCCACGTATTCCGTCCATGCCTAACTTGTTGTAGGCTTTACCGAAACGGTCTTGAATAACGCCGTTAAATTCGGTATTGAACCGTGCATCTTTACTGAAACCGAAATAATTATCTACATAATGCCCTAATTCATGCATGATAACTGGAATTTCTCCATAATTACCGCTACGAATTACATCGGTTTTAGTGTTATACCAGCCGCGTACATTATCACGGCCCAAACGGCCGCTTTTAACACGTTGATTAAATAAGTTATTAACTGCATCTAATATTTCCCTACGCGTTACGCTTCGGCCTAACCGTTGTACTTCATCAATGCCAGTATGTGGCGTATCCTTACCCATTGCGCTATATTGTAGTGCTTCCGTAGGTCTAACGCCTTTACTTTCTAAATAACGATTTGCCATTGCTTCGTTGCCGTCAAAGGCTTTCACCATGGCTTCGTGTACTTGTTCATGCGTTGCATTGTCTAATAGCTGGCTAGGTTGCTGCGCGTATTTGCTCACGCCACCTTCTGCCGGTTCCGCTTGCATTAATTTCAACTCTTGCGTATCTGCAATTAGTTCGGCAGCACGATCACGGCGAACCGTTTCCATGTATTCGTTGTTCAATCGTTCAACTGGTACATCTAGGCTTTCAGATAATCGAACCTTAACCGCATCAAGTTCCGCTTTTGGAATATCCGGCTTTGTTGCCTTGTTTAAATCCTTCAATATTTCCGTGTTAGAATTTACTTTATTTTCTAATTCTGTATATCGTGGTTCAGATGCATCATTTTTTAATTCGTTTATGATAGTTTCTTTTGCTTTTTGCGGTAAATCGTCAAGTGCATTTCGTAAACTTTCGTTTGGTGCATCTTCTTCATACCTAAATTGAGTACTTGCATCGTTTTCAAGTGCTTTTTCTTCAAATTTAGGTTTTTTGCCCTCTACAAAGTCAGCATTTATGCGGTCTTTCGGCTGAAATTCGTTTATTTCGCCTGTACGGGCCGTTTCGCCTTCGCCTTGATAGTTTATACCTAAATCGTCAGTTTTAACCTGTTTTTTATCGGTATTTTCTACAAAACTGTTTAAATCGGTATGTGGTTCTTCACCATTTACAGATTTTTCGTTTTCTATAAACTCATCTTTGAATGGTTGTTCATAGCTTCGATAATTAGGGTCTAGCGTATTATCTTTAAACGATGTGTTATCACGTGGCCTATTTTCATATTTACCATAGTTGCCGTCGAATGTTTCTTTAGCAATTTGCGCCCGTACATCATCATGTGCAACTGCTGGGTCTGGTCTTTCGTAATTTTTTCGTATGATAACGGCCATTTCTTCCGGTGTTGCATCTGGTCTTGCGCGCATCGCTTCAAGTGCAGCGCTTTCGGTATTGTGCAATTCCCATACGCTGAAATCTACTTGCGTTCTCCAATCCCATGGATCTAAACCGCGACTTTCCGCAAACTTCAATAAACCTTTTTCGCCGTTCAATCTATCGCCAGTAAATTGAACCAAACCACGGGAACCGTAGCCGTCGCCACTTGTAACCGTTGTACTAAAACTACTTTCGGCGCCAATATTACCAGTCATGCCAGCCGCTTCAACGTCGCTTAATCCATTCATGCGGTATCGGTTGTATATATCTGCTTGGATATTACCGGTTTCACCTTCCATAGGTTGACCGCTTAAACCGCCTTCGGAATATTCGCGCGGTTCTACTGCGTTACTTGGTTCTTCTGGTACTGGTACATCATCAAACGCATTATACATAACGCCTTCTTCAAGTTTTGGCGCATCTTTTGTAAAACGTTCGCCAATATCTTCAAAGGCATTAGATGCTTTTTCTTTGATGTGTTCCGCTGCACGCCCTACACGCTCACCGATTGCACCGCTTACTTTCTTAGGTGTTGCCCCGTGTATCATGGCAGCCGGTAAAAATACATCGCCCCATAAGTTAGTAGGGTTCATGGCTATATTTTTAGCAAATTCGCCCGGGTCGTCAATCAAGCGTTCTACTGGCTCAGCAACTGGGTCTACTAAAAGATTTTTCGCCGTGGCTACATATTTATTCCCTAAAATTCCGTCCTGTGCCGTTCCTTCGTTTTCTGCGGTTGCATTTGCGTTATACATATCAATCGTATCACTTGCAATCGTAGGCGCTGCAAGTACGCCGGCAGCTATGCGCACAGGTGGTGGAACATACGGAGTAATTGCCAGATATCCGGCTGGTTTACCGACTGCGGCGTTATAGGTTTCTACGCGCGCTTTACCTAACCCCGGCGTAGCATATTCGTTGACAAACTCCCCGTTATCGTCAAATTTAGAAAAGTGTTCGCCATTAGCATCGATTGCATTAGCAGCACTTTTAGAATACTCATTACCTAAATTGTTTGCTTTCTTTACTACATCATCTTTCCAGTCGCTTAACGTATTGCCTACATTGTCGTTAATTTCCTTGCCGGTTTTATCAATCCATTCAATATTGTTTTTAACGCCATTAGCAACATATTCGGCATTATTTTTAACGCTATCCCAAAACGTAGGCTTGGGCGCGTTGCCTACGTCATAACCGTATTCGGTTGTTATATCTTCAAAGGCGTTACCGTTTCCAGCCACCTTGCCGTATTGGCTTGTAATATCATCAAACGCACCCATAGTCTACCCCTTTATATTTAATAAGACTTTAACCACGATTTATATTGACCGTATCCGGCCGCATCAAGTTCCGCTGCAATCTGATCATCGCTCCAGCCTTGCGCTGAAAGTTCATTCATTCGCTTGGAAACTGCTGCTTGTTCCTCACTTGAATAAGTCGGCTGCCGTTTAACTGTTGGCGTTCCAGCACCACCACCGCCAGCAGTAGGCGCACCACTTAACGCACTTTGTAATTGCCCATAATAAGGGCTTTCAGTTTCTGCTTTATCTGGGTTAGCTTTAACCCATGCGGTATGTTGAGCGGATAACGTACGCAATACTTGCGCATTATATCCACTAGTGCCGGATTGTGTAGCCGTTGCCGGTTTAACGTGCGTACCTACATATTTCATGCTGCCGTCTGTGCCAACAATATACGTTTTACCGTCTGGCATAACTTTAATGTTTTTAGCCCCGAAATTACCGATATTTTTCATTTGGCCGTCTGGCGTCATAACAATAACTTGACCGTTCGCAAATTGTTTTGTTTCAACCTTGCCATAACCGCCCATATCTTGAATAGTACCGTCGCCCATGTTGTAACGTACAATATGGCCGTTTTGTGCGCTGCTAAACTTATAATCTGGTTTATCAAGCGCCGCAATAGAATTCAAGTTATTCATATCAATAGTACCGGCGCCAACTTTACCGGCTAGATAATTGTATCTTGCAACGGCTGGCGCCAACCCTTTAACCCGTTTTGTGTTATAGGTATCTACAATAGGATTGCCGTCTTTATCCTGTGTAAATACAAGATTGTTCATGATTTGCTGGCGCATTGGTTCAAGTACTTTTTCTTGATATTCGTTGACTTGTTGCATATACATATTATTAACGTCAGTTTGATATTGTTCACTAGCTAAACCTTGTGCCGTCTTAAAATCAAAACCGGCTTTAACTAGGGCCAACGTATTGGCCCCTAGTTGTTTACGTGCTTCGCTTGTTACGCTTGCTTTATCTGGTATAGAGTATTGGCCCGGCGCTTTATCCGCATCGGCGTTACCATTTACGGCCGAATTGGGCGCCCCATGAAAAGGTACGTTCGCCCGTTGTTGCATCATTTCTTGATATGATTGCGGTACCCCTGTATTAATACCAGTATTATTTAGATTTTGAAAATTCCATAACCCTGTGTTTTGTTGCGGTTGTGCTGGCGTTGCTGGCATTTGTGGTGCTTGCGCTGCCTGTGCTTGCAACTGCTTTTGTAACGTAGGACTTGGCTCATTCATATAAGCGTTAAAGCGCTGATCCGTAACCGGATTACTTGGTGCATCTGTATTAGCTTGCATCGGTTGTGCTGGTGCAGCTGGATTTTGACCGCCCCATAATCCGATATTATTCTTTTGCATCAAGTTATTGGCGAACGTGTTATTAGAATTAGACAATAACTGATTAATTTGGCTGGCGCTATTAGGTTGTTGCATACCCATTCCAGCCATGCGGTTATTATTATCCATAACTTGTAGCGCGTTCGGGTCTTGTTCCCCGCCAGCGCCACCACCGCCACCGCCTAACATTGCTTGATAGCCTTTAGCCATTTTATTATTCTGTAACGCCCCTAAACGGTGAGAGAAATATTGACCGGCTAATTCACCCAACGCCGCCCATGGTTCAAAGTCTTTAACGTAGATAACGCCCATTGTGTTATTCCTCTACTTTCTTGTCTTCTTCTGTTGCTTCCTCTACTGGTTCATCTTTCTTGCTGGATTTTTTAGTTGTTTTTTTAGCTGGCTTTTCTTCCGGTGTTTCTTCCGCTGCATCTGCAATAGCTTTCAATTCGTCTTCATTGATACCTTCCGCCATAATGCCGTTAGCATAGAATAAATTATCGCCAGTACATTGCAATTCGTATACGTGTTCAGTATTGCCAGTTGCTTCGCTTAATGTAACAGGCTCATAAGCATTAACCGTCATAATAACTTCGCCAACTACCAATTCACTAACTAATTTCAAGCCTTCCGGAGTTAATACCTTTTCTGTGCCTGTGGTTGTTACGCCAAAGGATACAGTTTCAAGGCGATGTGTTTCTTTTTCGCCCATATCATGCAATGCAATCACATCATTAACCGCACCCAACGTGATAACAGTATCACCATTTACAAATGTTTCAATAACCTTGCCACCTTCTGGTGTTGCAATTTCAGTACCCGCTACAAAACAAAAACCTTTCATAAGTCCTCCAAAGAAACCGCCAGAACCTTGCTTAACCATTGTTTGTGCTGGTTGTGCTAGTCCATAGCGTAATGACATAAATCTGTTAAGTAAATCTTCTTGATCCGCGTTATTCAACTGGCTCATAGAGTAGTAATCTTTGGCCGGTTGAATTGCCGCGCTTTGTGTTGTTGCGCCTGTATTAATAGGGTTTTGCGCTAACCCTTCGCGTTGACCTACTAAACCCGCTGCGGTGCCGACGTTATTCATCTGATTTGCATAACCTTGGTTCATTAGATTTGCTTGATTGATAATGCCGTTTTGGTTGTTATTGTAGGTATTACCCCATAACCCCATTTTCGCACCGATACCGCTTAAATTATTATTAAGCGCTTGCGTATTGAGTGCCGCCGCTTGGCCTAAATCATTTGAATATTGTGCCGCAAGTGTATTAGATGCGTTCTTGCTAATATCATTTAATGCATTATCTGTAATAGATGAATTCACAATGCCGCGACTTGCTAGGCCAGCAACTGCATTGCCTACAGTTGCCTGTAAATCATTGTTTAACGCTTGCCGTCTAGCATCTGCATAGCCTGTTGGTAGTTGGCCGTTTGTGATGCTATCCATTGCGTTTTGATTTTGTAGTAATGCGCCGTTATATTCGTTAGCCAGTTGGCTTGCGCCGTTGTTCATAGTATCAACGCTTGCCGCTAACTGATTTGCATACCGCGTGTTATCAGTTAAATTCTTGGCGCCGGCCGTTGTTACTAGGTTCTGTAACGCGCCGATTGCATTTTGATTGCCACGGTTAGCGCCTAAATACGAATTATACATATTTCCGTATTCTGGCGTTATCACGTTATTCAAGGCCGCATCGCCCATACCTTGCAAGGTGTTGGCGCTTCGATTGGTGTTATTAATCCAATTCATTTGGCCTTGTAATAGTTGCTTTTCGTCGGCCGTTGCCGTAGGTAGTTTAGCATCAATGCTGCTTACCTTCGACTTTTTGCCGCCGCCGCCAAATAATTGCAAGTCAAATTTAAACATGCTTTTCCTTTCTACAAAGTAGCTTCAAGGTGTTTTCGCACCGTCTTTAGCACTTTGTAATTAAACCCATTATAGGTATAGTCCATAGTTGGAACACGTTCCATATTCCACTTTTTAATAAAACCGCGCACGCTTCGATGTGTTGCCGTTACAATTACATCAAGATCATTCATTTTCATAACTTCCACGATGTACTTGCCTATTACTTTCATATCGCCGTATGTTTGCCAGATAGTAAAATACCGTTGGCCGTCATGTTCGTTGATAGTCCAGAACAGAAAACCCGCATTAGGGAACCATTTGAAATAGTAATTGTATTTGTCTTTGTAGTTATTATTTTCATCGAAATAAAACCCTTCAAGACTAACACGTTCACCCGTGCGCCGTTCATAGTCTTTAATCATGCTTTCAAGGCTTTCAAGTTGCATCGTTAGTCCCCTATTCGTTCTATGCTAAATCTATTGCGATTGCTTCCGGCTTGTAATTGCCTGTCATAATATCCGCTAATAGTCAGTTTTAAACGCTGATTGCCATACCCTTGACCGATAATATTCATTACTATTTCAAGGTTTCTGCTATCATTAATGCGTATTTCTCGACTATCGCGCGTGCTTCCGTCTATTGTGATACGATAATTCCCACTTGGGAAAAATACTGTGTTACGCCATTCTGAATGATCACTTGCCGGTCTATCTACGTAAATATTATTAAAAGCAACCGGATTATACTGCACCGAATACGTGCTTCCGTTTTTAATGACTTTTAACGGTGTATTGTCATTTCCGATGCGTGCGTATAGTTCACTTCCATTAAATGGAACCTTAATGTTTTGGCCGTTCGTTACTGCTGCATTTGCAGTTAATCCGAACCGGTAAATTTGGCCGTTATATTCTAGTACTAAATTAGGCATATTATTCCACCTTTAACTTCGCGCCATTTGGGAACGTCAACGTATTATTATTTTCAAACGTTGCGATGCGTTGCCATTCAGTCATGCCCTTGGTATTTGTATCAAAACGAATAAATGCCGCGTTACTGTTGGCAAAATATAACTGAGTGCCTAGCACGCGGTCTTGGCTTGTATACCACGGGAACATGGCGCCAATACCCCAATAAGCAGTACCCCATATACGGTAGTTATTTAATTCACCGAATGTAAATCCGCTATAACCAGTCTTGTTGTTAGCAAGATAATCTAAGTCAATCGGTTCATTGGAAAGGCCCGGAACCTTTAACGTACCCGTCATTGTATCGCCGGCCTTTTTAACACATGTCGCAACGTTATCCGCCGTTGCGGCTGAATTGGCCCGCGTTGCGGTATCTGCACGAACCGCGTGCGTTGCTTCGGCTACTGTATCAGTTTTGCGATAATATGCACTACTTAATCCGTTTACTGTATCCGTGATTGTTTTTAGTGTACGGCTTGGGTTATTCGTAAAACTTGCATCACCAGCTATCTTTTTAATAGCTTCCGCCATTTGATTAAGAATATCTGTTAATGCATACGCTTTACCGTCAACCGTACGTGTACCAATTACGGCATCTGTTGCGGTGTTTACGTTTGGATCATAATACTTGATTGACTTTACACGCGTTGCATCTGTAACGGCAATCGCTACCACTACGCGCAATATTTCTTTCCAATACGTGCCAGTATACACATACATTTTTTCATTTGTAGTGTTGTAGTACATTTTATCCGTTGCCGCTGCTGGTGCATTTGGCTGGCGCATCGGTTCAAGTGTTGTACTGCCATAGGTTAGGCCGCCAGATGCTGAACGTTCAATGTATAAATACGATGTATTATTAGCCGGTAAACTCCATGCGCTTTGTTTACGGTTAATCGTTTGGATATAATCAACCGCGCCGTAATCGTTGAAACCGTCGGCGAATGATAACAATACAGGCGTTTGGCTGCCGTCAATCATTACGCTTAGGTTATCACCGGTTAAGAATGAAAATTCACCATTGCTTACCTTACCGCTCAACACTCTATTACGTAGGCCACCAGTACCACCACCGCCGCCAGTACCACCACCGCCGCCGGCTTTTAGTTCCATTTGCTGCGCAACGTTCAATAATTCATCGCGGTTTTTCTTAATACTATCTTGTACAGTATCGCCCTGTGGCGTTATATCCAAAGGGTATTTTTCTTTATATGCCATGTTTAAACCTCTTCATACGTATAATCTAACTGGCGTAACGAAATAGCGCCCTTTTGAACATTGATTTTAAATTGTACATTACGATTTGCACCGCCGCCAATTTTATACGCCTTCGTGTATTCGTTAACATTCATTAATGTTTTGGCTGCGTATAACTTTTCATTCGCATAGTATGTTTTGGTTGCCTTGCTTGAAAAGTTAATCGGCTTAGGCTTCTTATTTGATATGCCAATAGTACCATGTCCGGGAATAAGATTATGCGTTACAAAGTTGTAGTTCATAATCAACACAAATTGACGTGTTGCCAGTCTATTGCCGCTGATAATTGATGTTTGAATTTGTACCGCATCATCTGTATCTATCGTTTCATCAAGAATACCAATTTTATTGCCGTAGGCTATGTATACTTCTTTGTCTACATTCACCGCCGCATTGATACCATGCGTGAATTTTCTTGATGTGAAAACGCCCCTTCCGTCTTCGTATCGTGGCAAGTAGTGATAAATAAAAACCGTTTCCCCGTTATATGGTTTAATCCAGATTTGTTTTCTACTGGATATGTGCCATACTTCGCAATCTTTCGTTATGTACTTCAATAGATAAGAGTTGATATTCAAGCCAGTTTCAAACGGTTGTATTTCTGCATAGGTATTTGTAGGCATGAATGACATGAACCCTTGATTGCCTAAATAGTAACTACGATCATCAACGCTTACCGTTGCGCCACTACAATAACCGGTAGAGGATAACGGATACACAGTTAAATTCTGTGCATCTGGCGTACCAATTACTTGATACACGCGCCCGTATTCTTTGTATACGATAATTGCACGTGATAAGAAATCAATCGCAATAATGCTGCCTTGGTCTTTATAGCCAACATCTACATATTGCGCGCTTGATGCATCGTTACTGTTATGGTTCCATGCGTTGTAGTCGCCAACTGCCGACCAATTCAACCGATGCGAATAAGTCGATGCAATCAGTACACGCCCGGAATGACTTGATACTATATCACATGCCGGACTTTCAATAGTGGATAATTTACCACTACCGGAAATGGCTTGCAGTTTATCACCGCTTGCAATAAGAATATCACCACCAAATGCATGATACTTCGGCCGTTCGGTACCATTTAATGTGCCTAACAGTTTATTACTGCTAAAATCTGTTTCATACAAATTTCGGCCACTAGAAAAGTACCACTTATTACGGTACACATCATGATATAGCGTTTCTACTGGTAGTCCAAAATCATACAATATACGAATACCCGGAACAGTACGTAATGCATTATCTGTTCTATCGAATTCGCATTGTTGCGCCTGTGTTAGCGCTTGCACGTCGATATTTTCCGGCGGGTTGCTCCAATCAAGGCCCAGCCGGAACCCGTTTGTAGTTGCCACCTGTTTAACGCCCATTATGCTATACCTCTTGCCGCCTTAATCTGTTCCGTTATGTAGTCAATGAATTGTTTATCATAGGCAGCATAATCCGTCATAAGCGACTTCTTTTTAACCATGAAAGATATAAGCTGCACTAAATACTGATGAAAGAATTCAGAAAACGGAATAGTATCGTCTAATTCGTCAACGTGATTTTTCCGCACGCTATAAAATACTTGATTTACAGTTTCCCCGTCATAGGTTTCAAATGTTCCATTAATGATGCGGATAGGATAGCCAGATTTAGGAACGAACCCCATGAAATCAGAAGGAACCGCCTTTAAATTCGGTATATCTGTATTCTTAACTACTTCCCTATCTTTAATGCTAACTAGAATAGTAGTTAGCCAGTCAATAGCTGCGTTAATGTATTGGATATACTCCAACTGTTCATCTAATATTTCGTTAGACTCTACATTAACCAGCGTAATCAATTCGCTTACTACCATAATCCCAGTACCCTTCCGCTATTACGCTTTCATTATTACCCAAACCATTATTAATTGATTGCAACGCATTAACCATATTCGCCGTTACGCCGGAAATATCAAGGTTCATAACCCTATATACGATGTAATCGACTAATAACGTTTCAAGTTCTGCCGGTAGTCCGCTTTCATCTTCCAGCTTCTTATAGCCAGCAGTCATTATATAATCAACGGTTATTTTCTGCTCATGATCTGCATCAAATACTATCGTTTGTAAATTCAATACATGATAGGCCTGTACGTCCGCATCATCGGCTTTGACATTTAACACGCTGATACATTGACCGGGCAGAGTAATCCGTCCGGTGCCGTTATCTTCGTGAGTTGCCTGTGCCAAACTAGGGCAGTACTGACCGATAAGGGCATTTAATAAGTGATTGCCTTCGTTGTAATACTCTAACAAATGGTACGGAGTATATTGTTCCTGTGGTGTATCGCCTATTTGCATGAACGCCCTATTTATAACTTGTTTTACGTTCATATTCACCCCATATAAGAATAAAGGCGGGTATTACCCCGCCCATAATTCAAAAATTAGCTTTCTACAACGCCACCAGTTAATACTTGAATAGAGCCGTAGTCTTTATTATTGAATTTTGTTTTTTTAACTTCACCATAGAACGCAATACCATTACCGGCGATGTTGCCGTAATCGTCTGTTTGTTCAATGTGTTTAGCTGGTCTTGCTACTGCAAAACATGCTGCTTGTTTACCCAATAATAAGTTATGGCATACATTCGCACTAGATGCGCCCGTGTTATCGCATAATACGCGTTCGTATTCGTAAAGAATAACGCCGTCGTATTCGCCTAATGCACCAGTAAAGATAGGGTTTTTAGAACCGCGAACATTTGCGTTTTGTTGCGCCGCCAACCATTTTGGATCATCTTTCAAATCACGTGCCGCCCATGGGTGAACAAGCATGATGTATTTATCCATGCCGTCAACTTTAATCGGTTGTACTTTTGGTGCATGCATCATTGCTTTACGTTTAGCGCGGGAAATAATTGTTGTTGTCAATTTATCATTTGCCGTAATGCCGGAATATGTACCGGCAGCACTTGCAGCTACCGCTTCTTTAGAAGATGAAGGAGTTGAACATAATTCGCTCATCAATTTGTTATCCAACCAATCAGCAAGCCATTGCTTCAATGCGCCTTTAATTTCTTTCAACATATCATATTGTGTTTTTTGGTCGTCCGCTTCATAGCGAGATACCGCATTACGGATTAATTTAGTTTGTACAGTAAAATCGTAAATGTTCAATGTATCTTCTGCGCCAGATAATTTTTGATTGCCTTCAACGCCCGGCCCGTTTAAATTCATCATTAAACCGAATACAACGCTATCACCTTTTACGTTTGTTAAGTCTTTGTTTTGGTGTACTACGTTGGAACCGTCCATTGCGGTGAATTTATCAAAATAAGAATCTTTAACGCCTTCATGCCATACTTTTTTAGCCCATACTTTAGGTACTAAATTCGCTGGAATATTAACTTGGTTTCTTTGGTCTGCCATATTTTACCTCTTATAATTCGTCAAAATATTTGCGTACATCGTCCGGCAATGCATCAAGGTTGCCTGTTTGATACGCTTTCAAAATATCTTCTTCGCTTACCTTGTTAGGTGTAGGAACGCCACCGTTTAACGCGCCAGCCTTTGGCAACGTTGCGGCCACCTGTAACGGGTTATTCGTAACGTCGGTATTCGTTGCCCGTTCATTTTGCAGTTCATTAACAAATTTTCTGATTGTTTCAAAATCGGCATCTGTACCTTCTCCAATATCTACGCGATAGAACGCATCGTTTATTGGTTGTGCATCGCGCATTGTCATGCCGTTTAGCTTTTCTAATCCGCGTTGATATAGTTCCCCGAAATTTGGTAATGATTTAATTTCATTTACGAAATTTAGATTTGTTTGTCTTTGTTGATGCACCGCTAACTGTTGATTTGTGATCGTGTATTCCGCGTTAGCTTCGAAACGAATGAAATCGTTATATTTTTGTACATCTTCAAACATAAGACTTTCTAAATCTTCCGCCGTTAAATTAAAGCGTTTCAATGCTTCACGGCGTACAAAGTCGCGGATATCAGATACTTCATTATCTGGCAATGTAATTGGTCTTTGTTGCGCTTCGAATTGTCTTGCGCGTTCTTCGGCCGCTTTACGTCTTGCGCGTTCCTGTGCAAGTGCCGCTTTTAGATTGTTATCGTTTGTATGGTTTTCTTCGTGTTCCGGTTCTTCTTCATTAGTGTTCGGCGTCGCTGCATCTATTTCCGCATCATTCGCATCACTTTCCGCCGCATCATCTGTAGAGGGTTCATCTGTTGCCGCTTCCGGTGTATCCGTTTCTTCGGTATGATCATCAACGTTCACGCCCGCGTTTTCTAAATCTTCCGGAGTGAAACCAGCATCTTCGATATTAACTAAATCTTTTTCCATATCTAATACTCCTTAGCCTTTTAACGTCATTGCCGGACGAATAAAGAAATATGGCAGTTTAACGCCGTTGCCGGGCGATAATGTATAAGCAAGCCTTTTAACGCCGTTACTTAGGGCGAAAATAATATAAAAAACGCCCCATTACGGAGCGTTTATTATTGTGTTGATAGTTTATATTACATAGTGCCTAAATCGTTCATAGGCGGCATAATTTGCGGTGTATTTTGTATGTTTGGTTGTTTACCTTTCAAAGCTAACCGTTCCGCCATAATTTGTTGTGGTGAAATCTGTACGCCTAACGTTTGTAAATACATACTCAATGCTTCCGCTGGCATATCATCAAGCGAACCACTTACGCGCAATTCTGGTAATGCTGGCTTTTCTGCCGCTTCTTGCATGCGTTTCTTAACCGTTTCTTTTTCTGGGAAATCCATAAAATCAAGGATAATATCCATAGGAATATCAACGCCGGATTTCTTAGCTTCCAATAATTGATATAGGTTAGCACGTCTTGCCGTTGCGCTTGCTTGGCTAGTAGTGATTACAATATCAAAATCAAAGGCGGATAGATCATACAAAACTTGCTTAATTGGATTACCTTCCGCATCGCGTTGCGGTTGACCTAGTGCATCGGTTAAAACTTGTTCTTGCATAGGTTGATTTAAACCCGGTGCAATCTGTACAAATTCCTTTTGCCCGTCATCGCCCATAATGCGCATCGCTTTAGCTTCGTTGTAGAATTGTGGAATTAAACCCGGTGCATTTTTCTCACCCCATAATAATTTAACAATTTGGCGTTCTGCTTCTTTTGATTGCTCAAAGATACCAGCCGTTTGAACGGTTGTAACAGATTGTCTTAAATCAATAGCCTTACCGCTCATGCTGCCAACGCTACCGCTTAGGCTTTCCGGAGTGATACCGCTGATAGAATAAAAATCATTGCTTGATTGTTGTTCAAGGGCCATATTAATATTGCTATCCATTGCCGGCGTGCCGTCTACGAATGATACGCCCGGCGGTAACCAGATATTCGCACCCGGTTTAGTGCTATTATTTTTAATATCACGCTTAACTTGTTCAGTTAATTGGCCTTGCCAGAATTTAACGCCTAAAGACTGCTGATTAACAACATGCATGCGTTGGCTTCGGTTCTTGTTTAACTCACGTTGCGCATCTTTAATATCACGCACTACGCCAGCCGGTTCAAGTTCATCATCTACCAATTCGCCTGTATAGTAACAATATTCACGCACTAACGGGAATTTACCATGCTTATAAGGGCTTTCGCCTTCTTCCAATAGAACACTATCGGCGAATGTAGCGTATCGAATTTTAGTATCTGGTATGCTGGTAGGTTTCTTCCCTGTAGCCATTAATACAACAAATAACGGGTTAGTTTCATCAATTAACCCCTCTTTTGTCATATATACGTTTTTCTTGCCGTATTCCTTATACCAATACTGTACTACACGAATTTTATTGTAGTTGCTGCTATACCATAACGCTTCGCCGTCTACTGTTTCAATAACGCCGGCTTCCTGTTCGGTTTCATCATATCGGCTTTTTAATGCGTTGATTTCATCAACCTTTTCCGGATAGATTTGCTTTAGCTTGGCAGCACTTTCCCAGCTATAACGGCCAACATATTGCGCGTCGGATAAATCATCTTTTTTACATTCCGGATCTATGAAAGCATCAAACGGAGAAACACGTTCAATTTGAATAGTGCCGTCTAACTTCGTATAGTCGAATTCATAAGATACCCAGTAATTGGCTAAACCACAAATAATCTTATCGCGGAAACATTTGCCCTTATTGCGTTGATAGTTCGCACGGTCTAAACAGTATTTTGTAATACCTTTCGCAACGCGGCTTATTCTATCATCTTCTTCACTACGCGGTAAAAAGTCCGGTTCTGTTTCGTTCTGCGATGCATAACCGCATAACAGATTAATAACCGGTCTAATTCTGTTAATCGTAATTGCTGGCCGTCCAGCTTCGCGCATGTTCTTTAAATCGCCGTCTTGCCATTGCTTACCTTGCATAAATGCAAAATCTTCGGCAGCAGCCTTGCGCCATTCTGACGTGGCGGTTAATGCACTTTTTACATTTTGTTTTGCTTCGTATATATCAAAGGTTGTTTGTTCTATGTTCATTACTCCACCATTTCAGAACCATAAATCATATCGTACATCTGTTCTAATTGCCATTGTGGCATTGCTTTGGCGAATTCCGCTAGTTGTGCATCTGTATACTTAGCTGGAATAATAACGCCTTTTTCTTCGCGTTCGCCGTATTCCGATTTTAGAACCTTAAAGGCGTAATCACGCAACGCCCTTTCACTCATACGCCCCATGCGCTTATATCTCCTTCGCTATCATCAACATATTTATAACCGTCATTAAATGGCTTTTCTGGCTTAACTGCTTTAACCGGTCTAGCCATACACATATAACGCACCGCATCATACGCATGATCTTCTTGTTTTGTATCCACATCTTCGACTTTGATTTTGTCATAAGTTAAAGCTGGCAATGTGCGTATTAGGTGTACGCAATTACTGAATATCTTCAATTTACCTTCTTTAAGTCGTTGATGTACTTGCATCAATCCGGCCAATCTATCATTATCAGCACGCACCCAGTACACGCCCTCAGTTGCAAATATTTCTGCAATCGTTGGGCCGTCATGGCCTGTTCGTTGCCATATAGCGGGGTCTGCCACGCCTTGATAGTCTTTTAAGTGTTCTATCTTTTGCGCTACTTCCCTTGCCGTTTCCTGTGTACCAGTATCCGGCATCCCCGGCTTGCAACCGTAAAACTCACCAGTAATATATAAAACGTCGTCATAATCAACCGCTGCGGAATATACTGCATATGGTTTCGTATAGCCCCAGTCCATTGAACGATACCGTTGCCAATGATGCGGTATTTCAAACGGTTCTATTACATGCTTATCGGTGCGGAATTCTGTAAATACTTGACCTTCGAATATATTCCAGTCGCCGTCTAAGTATGCCTTACGTAGCTTTTCCGGTAACGTGTTAAGTGCATCTATATAAGACTGTGATAGATGCGGGTTATCGCTTGCCCTTGCTTGGATATATGCAATCTTATCGGCGAACGGTTGCATTTCCTTCGTAAAATTTCTATCAATGAATAAATCTTTTACCCACATATGGCCCTTGCCGCCCGGGTTAGTTGCAGCGATTAATTTCGTATCCGTGATACCAGTCCAACGTAAACGCATACGCAAGAAGTCGAATACATCGCGACTATTCAAAGTCAATTCATCAATAGCAATAGCGGCGAATTCGCTTGAAAGGTATTTGCTTGGTTTATCCAGATTTCTAAAACAGATAACGCCGCCGCCTAATTCATCATTTAATGTGAATTCATGGTTGCTTTCCTTATAGCTTCCTAACCATTCCGGAAACTCCATTTTGATTTTGGATATTTGACGATCATCAAGACTTGGGTAATCTTCACAAAACAACCCAACGCGTATGCCTTTTATTCCTGTTTTTATGAACCAATCAATTAAAAGCCATATCAAACCCCAGCGGAGTATATACGATTTACCACCACCAGCAGCTCCACCGTATAGTGTATATATGTTACTTTTAACCGCCCTCAAAAATTCCTTTTGCTTAGGCGTTGGTCGTATCACATCGCGAAACAGATTTGTTTTACTCATCTGTATCACTCAATTCATTATTATCAATAACCAACTTAACGGCGCTTTCAGTTGTAATTTCCTGTTGTATCTTATCGCGCCATTCTTTAGAACGTCGATTTTTAAGCCAGAAAATCATGGCCGTTGTATTTCCTTCAAGTGCTGCTTTATAGAGTGCATTTTCAACTTGTATGTCTGCTTCATCTTTACCTATTTTTAGGGCGTTCGCTATTTTCGGTGATTTCTTGCGCCATTCCCAGAGGGTAGTTATGCCAATACTCATATTGCTGGCAATCTGTTCATTTGTTAAACCGTTGCGCGCCCAGCCTTGTAAAAGCAAAATCTTTTCATCTGCTTCCCAATCCTTATATGTAGTTTTCGCCATTGTTTCACCCCCTATCGTAGTACGTTGTTATCTTTGTTTTTCATTCTGCCATGTGATCGTTGGCATATGCCCGCGTGCTGCTTGCTGGCGTGTTGGCTAGTGCAATATGTTTGGCATAAGCCGTCATAATATATTTCATTGGCAGTACATTTGCCGCCTTTGTTATTAAGACATTTTGACTTTGTACATATGATATTCACTAGCTTTTCACCACCTTCACAAAACTTTTTTGAAAAATTTTTAATTTCCCTATTGACTACTTGCGAAAACGCAAGTATAATTAAGTCATAAGATACATCAGAAAACGCAAGTATTCAAAAAGGAGAATTTAAAATGCTAACACTTAAAGATGTAAACACAAACAACACATGGAAATTTGAAAACAAAACAGATGCTTCCGATTTCATCAGTACAATGAGTTTCGGTTTTGAATGGCAATTAATCGACAATAACACAAACGAAGTTATTGCTTGCCACTACTACGAATAACAAAATAAAGGCCGCCTACACAGGGCGGCTTTTTTAATTACTCAAAACCGAACACGCCGCACTAAAAGATCACTGGAAACTATGAAAGGTGATATCTCTTAAAATAAAAAAATGTGCATTATGTTCAGTTTTCAATAATCAAATGTTACTTTTATACAAAAAATGAGATATAACGCCGTGGTTACACCTCATATTCTGATAATTTTATTCATTTGTCATGTATTAAACACTCAAAACCGGAGCCATACCGCCGCACTCTTAACGGCGTAGGCCTATGGCCTAGTTCCTAGGAAACAGAACGGCCCCAGTTTTCAATGCTTATATGTGTACTCTAAACCAATACCGATATGTATCACATGAAATTAGGTTTATTATGCTTATTGTTGTTGTGCTTGGTAGTACATATTTATATTTGATAGGATTGTTCTCAATGGCATTGTGTATGTTTGAAAGGAATTCTTTTTATCGGTATCGGTTTACAATACACAATAGGGGAACGGCCCAAAGTTCCCCATGTGCATCGTATATATATAGGAGAATTTCGCCAATGACCTTTTAAGCATCATTTGACAATATAATTATACTATATATCACATTTCCGTATTATTCCGATGTAGTTCGGTATAGTTCGACTTTTACCGCTTTGGCGGTATACATACTAGGATAATACGTTTCATGTAAAAATTTACCTACATTAATAAGGCCCAGTGTTTTTAATTCGGCTGCTTGCGTTTTTCCTAAATCGGTGAAACTCTTCGCATATTTCGCGCTTTCGCCGTCTATATACTCACGCATTAATAATATATTGATTTTCCCTGTGGTGCATTGGTTGATGATATCCGCCGCCGTTTCGCGTTCATCAATTAATGCGCCTATTTCTTTATGTACCGCATCGCGTTTACTTTCAAGGCGTACTATTTGCCGCTCTAACCCGCCCGGCGTTCCGCCACCGCTTAACCGTTCCTTGCTATAATCAACGGCCCCAATCGTTGTTATATCTGATTGCAAATGCTTTAGATCTTCTTTCAATGATTTAATTTTCATTGATATTAGCTTTATCGGTTCTAGGAATTCCTTGCCTATCTCTCTATATTCTTTATCCGTCATTTATCCCCCTGTATGGTTCATTATCGTAAATTCTTAACCGTTTCCCCTAACATGTTTAAATAATCCTGTAAATTAACTTTGATTGCATCGTTTACAAGCTGGATATTTTCAGTTGTTACGTAATGCGCCAGCAACATTTTATACATTGCATCTTTTGTAGGTACTAAAACCGCTATTAATGCGCTAATTACAAACGCAATGCATAACGCAATAATTTGCCCTTTATGTGGCTTAGATAGTTCCCTTACTTCATCATCTGCAAGCCACATAGCAAAAAATCCACATATCACAAGAGTTAGCATAATAAACAAGCCTTGATTAAGCACATCAATATTATGTAGTACCTCAATCAAGTACAAATACATCGGATCAACAATAGGCATTACACATTTCCCCTTTCGCCTATTCGTATCAAAGGGGCAATATAAACGCCCCTTATCCACTACATCGTAAATACTGATACTAATTTAATTAATGCTATCACTAACGAAAATACCAATGCAGCATCAAACAATAATTTAATCATGGCTAATTACCTGTGCTGCCAATACCACCGTTACCGCGTTCCGTTTCTGTTAATTGCGCAACCTCTAACAGTTTTAATGCGCCTACTGGTACCAAAATACCCTGTACTAATCTATCGCCCTTTTGGATTAAATACGGCGTATCGCTGGTATTATTTAGAATTGCTTTGATTTCGCCCCTATAGTCCGCATCAATCACCCCGAATGAGTTCGGAATAATTAACGGCGTTTTGCTCATGCTGGAACGTGGCGCCAGCATTAACATATAGCCTTTTGGAATTTCCATTGCTAGGCCTAGCGTGATATATTGCGTTTGATGCGGTTCTATAACTACGCTTTTCGGTTGATAAAAGTCCATGCCAGCAGCATCTACGCTGCCTACTTTAGGCAATAATACACCCGGCATGCATCGCTTAACCTTGATAACGTCCGCATTATATCGTTTATATCCAAATATGCGTTTAATCCTGTTTAGTAGTTCCATTTATTGCCCCTCATTTCAATAACGCTTCCAATACTTTATTTTTTCTATCCATAATTCGTATTTCTGCCCTTGGATTTTCTTTATCAATACCAGCTATGCAGCTATTACCATATGAACATATCCATTTATCATCGTCGATAACTTTCGCTTTTGTTAATATATCGCTAGTCGCTTGAAGTAATCCGATTAAGTCCGGCCAACTTCTTTTATTTGGCAAATAGTATTTACATTCAACAACGATGATGCCAGATATATGCAATTTCTTCCCAGCCAGTTGCCACATACAAGCATCTTCATAATTCTTATAGGATTCTGACGGTATTATAATAGGCTTTCCGTTTCTGGATATAATACGCCCGCTATTCTTTTTAGTCGCTGGGCGCCCTTTTAACGTAACATCAATTACACTCATTCAATGCCCTTTCTGCCAATAATACATCATCTTCCGGATATACCCAGTAAAAATCACCTAAACTAGTCCATGACGTTTTGCCACCCCTAAAACAATATACGCGTCCATTTTCGTATTTTGCAAAGTAAAGTTTAGCTTTTACAAGTCCAGTTTCTGCGATAACTGGCGTATCAACTGGAACCTTTTCCCATTCCACGATACCCAGCAACGATGCAATAGAATATTTACGGGTATTAGGATTTAACCCCAGCACCTTGCATGGAATTCTTGGGGTATGATCGCGTATCTTGAAATTACCGCCGTTTTCAATAAATGTAGGATTTACGAAAAACGCATAAACGCCTTCAATCTTAATATCTCTATAACCTTCGTTATACATTTCTTGTAACAACCATTTTTGCTCATTCTTCATCGTATAATTCCCCTTTTACAATAATTTCCTTTATTTGTTGCCGTACGTTATAAATGTATGCTTCAATCGTTCCGTTAAACGCTTCCATTACCATTTTGGAAAGCCCTTGCCGCAATCGTTTCGTTTTGCCGCCCTTATGGTATTTGTATTCAAGCGTAATCAAAAATCTATCTTGCGTTACTTTTGGTTTCAAAATCATGTTTTCAATAACCAGCGTTAATGCGCTGGCTAGTTGCTCACATGTAAAAACTCTACCGTTCCCCATGTCTACCTTTACACTCATTTATCAATTCCCCTATTTTCATGTGCTATCCCCATTATATGGCGGCCAATTTCTTCCACCACATTTACAGTAACGGCATTGCCAGCTTGTTTATATAATTGGCTATTACTATTTACCGCTGCCGCTTTCTCATATTGTGCATCGGAAAACCCTTGCAATCGCCAGCACTCTTTAGGCGTTAATTTTCTGATAGAGATTTCTTGGCAGCCGTTTTTATTTTCTTTGTTTATTAGCACGCCGTGGCGGTCTTGATTTGTCAATGTAAAAGCTGGCTCGCCGTCCTCTTTCAATCGTCGCCCATTTTGTCGCTTTTCCTCTCTATCTGGTGTCAAACAAGGCATAGCGTTTAAAATTTTCGGCTCACGATCACCGCCGTCACATGTATTTATGGTTGGTGCTATGCCCCTCGTAGAATATACACGCCCTGTTTGAGGATTTCCGCCAAAGCTGCTGGTTTCCCTAAGATTGCCGACTTGCTTAATAACCGTTGTACTTTCTCTTTTGGTAGGTAAAAGTCCTCTGGTATATCGTCCTCCAATATATCCAACAATGTAGACTCGCTCTCTATTTTGTGGTACTCCATAATCTTTGGAATTGTACACTTTCCATTCGATACTGTACCCTCTTTCGGCCATTTCACTAATAACGGTGAGGAACCCGCCCCCCCCGTCGATAGATAGCAAATTCTTAACGTTTTCACACACAAGCCATTTGGGTTTATTTTCTTCGCACTCATCAATCAACCTCATAATTTCATAGAATAACCCACTACGGGTTCCCTTTTTTAATCCTTTTTGCTTGCCGGCGATGCTCACATCTTGACAAGGGAACCCAAACGTCCACAAATCTGCCTTTGGTAAATCCTTTCCCTTAACCTTTGTTACATCATCGCCAAACCATAAATCATTTGTATCATACATTTCGCGGTATGATGCTTGCGCAAATTTATCAAATTCACACCAACCTATACACTTCATACCAGCTTTTTCTAACCCTGTATGAAAGCCACCTATACCGCTGAAAAAATCTATAAATTTCATTTAACGTTTCCACCTTTCAAGACTAACACCGGCAGCTAACAGGCGATTTCTAACCAGCGTATACGATGCACCGCACGCTTCCGCGATTTCCCGAATTGCTAACCCTTCATTACGTAGCGCAATCAATGTATTTACATCAACATCGGGGCGCATCGGTTTTCTTTTGATAGCTTTTCTTAAACCTAATGCGGCCAATGCTGCATCTGCGGTTTTTCGGCTATATATGCAAGCACCTAATGCAAGCCAGTTTTCTATGTATGCCATTTTTACCTTCCTAATATTTACCTATACGCCGCTTGATGCGGTTGTTACTATCTTTTACATACCCAAACACATCGCCCCGCATATCACGGCTTTCTATTTCTTTTTTTCTGTTGGTACTGTATTTGATGTAGGCCGCGCATGTACTATGGCAGCCTAACACCCTATACTCACAACCCTTACATGGTGATTTCATTTTTATTCACCTTTAAAGAACACTAACCAAATTGTTTTCCCGCGCCGTTGCCCTAAAATCGGTTTAACCGGCAACAACGGCCGCACCTTTGGCAAGGTTATTTGTTCTTCATTCCACTTAAAAATTAATGTTCCATTTTGTTTGAGTACCCGCCAACATTCCGCAAGGCCCTGTTTTATAGCCTCTTTCCATTCCGGCCCTAACGTTCCGTATTTCAGTTTTAAAAACGATGTATTGCCAGCACTTACCAGATGCGGCGGATCAAACACAACTAAATAAAACGTTTCATCTTTAAAAGGCATTTCTCTAAAATCTGCAACTATATCCGGTTTTACGATTAACTTCCTACCGTCGCATAGTGTTGCGTTTTCCGTTCGGTTATCCATATAAACCGTTTCTTTATGTTCCCTATCAAACCAGAACATTTTAGAACCACAACACGCATCTAGTATTTTCATTTTTCACACCTTATTTTTAAAAGGGTTTATCGTTTCAAACACCACAAATGAGGTATTATTGTACCCGTTGCGTGTTTCCCATTCACGAAACGCCTTCGTTAATTTTTCTTGTAAAACGTCAATTTGTTTCAGTTCTACATGTAACAAATAATCTTCCGAATATTCTGCTATTTCATCATCAAGATCACTTTCAACAATATTTTCAATGACACGGTCTGCATCAACCGTAGGAACATAATAATAAGGGTTCCCTACTCTAATCATCGGTACTTCTTCCGCTGGGTATGCTTCCGCAAAATCTTTCACGGCATCTTCAATACTTTTCTGTGGATACCCTACATGTTCGCCCAAACACCAGCACCATTCATTTTCATTTTTTACTAGCATTGTTACCACCTATTAGAACGGAATATTTTCATCGTTCCCCTTATCATCTGCAAAATTATCGAAATTGCTGCCAGCTTCCGCATCATTTAAAGCGGATACGCCTACAAAACTTGCAATAACTTCCGTAACATATTTCTTTTGCCCGTCTTGCGTTTCGTAGCTTCTTGTTTGAATTCGCCCCTCTACAAATAATCGGTTCCCTTTTCTATAGTTGCCTACTGCTTCGCCCAGCTTACCCCATGCAACGCAATTAATGAACGCCGTTTGTTCCTTTGTTTCGCTTGTAGCACTATCAATATATGTATTGCTGGCTGCTACTGTGAACGTTGCAACCGCCTTGCCGCTTTGTGTATAACGTACTTCCGGATCACGCGCAAGATTTCCCATTAATTGAACACTATTCATAATATATTTACCTCTCTATTTTCTAATTCTATAGGGTAAATTCGCTCATTTTACCCCGTCTGCTATTTCGCCCTTATGATTTATCAT